GCGTTATTGCATATTGTGGATTGTTTGAAGGTATCTATACAATCGAACAAGCGCAATCAATGCCAGAAGATATCGTTATCAAAATGAATCGTCAGTTTGCGGTTAGTAAATTATCGGTCGAAGAGGTCAAAGAGTTGCGCGAGGGTGTTAGTGCTGGCCTACTTACTAAGAAAGTTTATTTAGAATTGCTAGTGCAAGGCGGATGGGATCTTGGAGAGGTTGACGAGCTACTAAATGACCTAGCAAATCAAGCTCCAACAATAGTTTAAGCCTATTAAATACTACTAGTTTGCACACTTTGCCTATTAGTAGTAAAATATAAAAACGATAGTCGTACTATTAATAAATGGATAATATGCAATGGCAGATTTAACAGCAGAACAGTTTGAACAAGTACCTGAGTTTTTGAAAGAAGATTACACAGAGGTAGATGGCGTATACAAACACGCTGGCATGATGAAAGTTAAGCAGACAGCTAATGACTTAGATACAAAATTAAAAGCAGGTGAGACAGCGGCTAAACTCGCAGAGACCACAAAAGCTCAAGAGATTACAGACGCAATCGGAGCCGCACTTGCAAAAGCAATCGAAAAAGGCGACGGCAAAGAGCAGTTACGCCTTGAGCGCGAAAAGTTAGACGATGAAGCTCGACGGATTACAGAGTCACGCGGCGAGTTAGAAGAAATCCAAAACTCAATGGCTGGTGAAAAAAAGAATACAATAATTGAACGTTTAGCATTGAAAGCAAGTGATAGCGGTCGTGCAGCATTCAAGCGACTAGTAAAAGATTTTATACACATTGATCCAAAAACACGACAAGAAACATTTTTAAATGAAGATGGTAGTGCCTCTTCGTTGAATGAAGAAAGTTTTTACACTGAATTTCTGTTCAAGAATGACGTGTTCAAAACTGTATTAAAACCTGTTGTAACAACCACAGGCGGCGGAAACGCAAACGGCTCGACCGATGGCAGTGCCACTCAGAAAGCACCAAAAGATATGAACAGCACTGAGCGTCTTGCATTTAAGAATCGAGACCCAGCCGCATTTAAAGCAGCATTTAAACTATAAAAAAGAGGTACTAAAAATGGCTACAGTAAGATTAAGCGACGTACAATTCGACCCTGATGTTTACGCATCATACGTGCAAGAAGACCACCCAGACATGAACGCCTATGTCGCTTCTGGTGTTGCGGTAACAAACGCATTGCTAACAGCACGAGCAGCCGGTGAGGGTGATATTACATCAATCCCGTATTGGAAAGATTTGGCCTACGCATCTGAGAATATTTCAGGCGATGACCCCAGCGTGTTTGCTACACCTCAAAAAATCGGCACTGGTAAGATGGTTGCTCGTAACGTGCATATTAACAACGCGTGGCAGACGGCTAACCTAGTTGGCGAAGTCTTGGGCAGTGAAGATCCGATGGTGCAGATTCAATCGCGTACAAGTAAATATTGGGAAAATCGCTTTGAAGCTCGAATCCAGGGTATTACAACCGGGGTATTCTTAGAGAACGAAGCTGGTAATGGTGACATGATTTTTGATGCGTCTACTCAAGATGGTGACAACGCTGTCGCAGCTAACAAGTTCACATTCTCTGGATTTGTACGAGCACGAGCAACAATGGGCGAGTCATCTTCTATGCTTGCGTTAATCGCTGTGCATCCTGACGTTATGGTTGATATGATTCTTGGTGAGCAGATTGAGTTCATTCAAGACTCAGTGACAGGCGTGCGCATCCCAACTTACAACGGCTTGCGAGTTGTTGAAGACAAGAAGCTACCTGTTATTGCTGGCACAACTTCTGGATCTCGTTACGTTTCTGTACTGTATAAAACTGGTGCATTCGGTTACGGAGACTCAGCAGCCAAGCGACCTGTCGCAGTTGAGTTTGATGAGCTTGCAGCAAATGGCGCAGGTATTGAAACATTAATCGAGCGTAAGCAGTGGTTGATTCATCCTGAAGGTTACAAATGGAATGAAGCGACTGTTACTGGCGATTCTCCTACTGTTGCTGAGTGTGCCTTGCCTGCCAACTGGACTCGTGTTTTTGAACGTGAAAACGTATCTATTTCATTTTACGTAACAAATTGATAAGAGGCCGCTATGTCTTTAAATAAAGATGGTTTGATTGGCGGCTCACTTATTACACCGGAGCAATTGCGAGAGTTAAAATCTCGCAAAGATAAAGCTCCCGGTGTGGTTAGTGTGGTTAAAAAGCCTAGCAAAAAGAAATCTGATTAATATTAAGGCGGTGTAAAAGCCGCTTTTTTTAAGGAATCAAAATGGCAAGATATACAGATACACAGCAGATATCATTCGGGGCGCTAAGAGAGACAAGGGCGATCATGGTTTCTACTGCTGATTTAGTTGTCTCCGCGTGGGATGGGTTGGTATACAACGAAATGGAAACATTAGTGCCAGGGCCATACCAGTATTACACTCGCGGATTACGGCTTCAATTTGTACCCGCACTGGGTGGCACTTACTACATCGAAGAAGGCGAAGCAAAATGAACGGAACTTTAGTTGTCGGCAGAGGTCGAGATCCTTCTTTTATGGCTACATCTTCCGAGACGATAGCTATAAGTACCGATCCTTTATTGCCAACCTATTTGCAAGCAATAACACAAGAAGATCCGTTTGATTTTTTTGAATATGATGCTACTGAAAAAGCAATGAGAAACGTATCAGGGCGCACGCTAAACTTATCAGGAACTCTTAGCTATAACACTAAAAACAACAACAACAGCCAGAGGGTTTTATCTATATTTTCACAGTCTAAGATAGAGGGCGGCTCGTGGGAAGATAATGCAGACTCAGCTAGGAAAGATATTCTCAGAGGAACAAATGATAGATATGTTACAAAGGCATCTGAGGGTTTTGGTTTACCGCATAGGGCGCTAATTAGATTTGGTTTTTTTGCTAGTGCTGTAGGCGTTTCTTTTCTGCCTATTACAATAAATGTAAACGGCGCAGTGTTAACTGGGCCATCATTTAAATGGACTCTCAAGGAGTTATAATGGCACTAATAGTAGCAGATGGCACAGGACTAGATTCGGCTAACGCTTATATTAGTGTGGCTTATTTAGATGATTACGCAGCGTTACGAGGTACTGATTTAACTGCATACGATACAGCAGCAAAAGAGGCTGCTATCATCACATGCACAATTGATTTTATTGATATTTACTATAATTTTCGTGGCACATTAGTAAACGAAAGCCAGTCTTTATCGTTGCCGACTGACTTAGTAGCGATTAACAAAGACATTAAAAGCGCAGCAGCTAATGGTGCAATCTTACAGTTAAAAGGATTGCTGTTAGTTGATACCTCGCTAATTGGACAAGCTGGCATTGTTAAATCAGAGTCTAAAAAACTTGCTAAACTTGAGACTGAGACAGAATACTTTGAAGGCTCAGCGTCAAACTATAAGCGCGATTCGCCATTGATTGATAGGTTGCTAAGCAAGTATTTATCGTTCAGTAGCGGTGCTCGCTTGGTGGTTACATAATGGCTATCTTTGATTACACGGAAGCCCATGCCGTAGCTGTTGAGCTAATAACCTTCTTTGGTGAGGCTGGCAGTTTAGTTAAAAAAGGCAATGATAGCGGGGTTGATGAATACGGCAATACAACAGCCGCAACGCAAGATGTAACTATTCCGGGATTGGTTACGCCGCTCTTAGAATATGAAAGATTTGAAGTTGATGAAACCAATGTTTTATCTACTGATAGCTATGTGTTTTTTGATAGCACAGAAGAGCCGGAGATAGATATGATTATCACAATCAACTCCGATGAATATCGAGTAATTAACTTTGAAGCTCTTACTAGCGTTGATAATATTAACGTCTACCGTCAATTACAGTTGCGCCGCTAATGAGTTTAGCCAGTGATTTACGCAGGTTTGCGCGGCTTACAGAAGCAAAGCAAGAGCGTGTTGTTAAGCAGTCATTTATTCAGCTTGGCAATGAGATGGAATTTAAAAGCCCTGTTAAAAGCGGTGCGTTTAAAGCGAGTTGGATTGGCGCAGTTGGCTCTATTGATGAAGATATATTTGCACCTGGACGGGATGCTGTTGGCTCGTTATCTGCAATGTTGCAAGGCTTTAGGGTGGGGCAAGTATTTTATTATACCAACTCACAGCCTTATGCGCTGCGCCTTGAGTTTGGGCATTCAGAGCAAGCAGCTAATGGCATGGTGCGGTTAACTGCTCGCAATTGGCCACGTATAGTCAATCAGAATATTAGGGCTAATCAATGATTAATGATTTTACAACTAGCAAAGCGCTGCTTGATAAATTAAAGACGTTTACTGATATTAAAGGATTGCGTCTTGCTGTTCAGAGCTTTAAGTTTGAACCGATAGCAACAGAAACATACCTTCAAGAATCGTTTTTAGCTAACGATACAGACCCGCTTGGAATTAACGAACGCTCGACTGATGAACAGCGGCCCATCTATCAAATAGATATTTACACGCCAAAATATAGCGGCAAATTTCAGGGGTTGATATTGGCTAATGATTTAAAATCGGAGTTTCCAAGAGCGCAATTTATCACTAATGCAGTAAGCCAAAAAGTAATAGTTTCAAACGTAAATAGTTCAATAGGGCCGTCAAATGATACGCATGATAGAACAATTGTCAGTGTTAACTTGGTGGTGTTAGCCGCAAACACTTAACCCGTGTATAATAGGTAAAACAAATCAACTTAATTAAAATGAGAGGTACAAACTATGGGGTGTGCAACATCTTCAATCGGCGCTTTTATTAGCGTATCAACTTCATTACCGGCTACACAAGATGAAGCTGGTTTTGCAGCATTAACATTCACAGAGATTGGCGAAACTTTATCTTTGCCAGCTTTCGGTGGCACTGCTGCTGTAACAACTAACACACCATTAAAAACTGGTTACGAGTGCAAATCACAAGGCGCTATCAACTGGGGTTCAATGGCTATCAATGCCTTATATGTTGATGTAGAAGCTGGCCATGCAATTATGCTTGATGGCTTGGACGGGACATTTAAGGGCAAGGATTTAGCTTTTGAAGTTACTTACGCCAACGGTGCTGTTCGCTACTTACGCGGATTTGTATCAATGTACACAGAGAACCCCGGCGATGCATCAAGCAATATTTTGATGGATACTTCTGTTGAACTGAACTATAAGCCAATACCAGTTGTTGCACCTTAATAAGTAATTTTTACGCGGTAACGGCTGGCAAGCTGGGAGCTTAATCCACTTCCACCGCTTTTCATTTTGGATTTAATACGAGGCATTATATTATGACTACTAATTTTATGGCACAATTTGACACTGTTGCAAACTCTGAACAGGGCGCAAAACTACATTTTAAATTACCTACTGGCGAACTTGCATTTATTGATGCAGATAAAGAAACCCCAAAAAAACCTGTAACTGTAACAATGCTTGGCGCAAGTTCTGATAAACACAAGAAATATTCAATTAATGCTTTGCGTGACTATCGCATTAAAAGCAAAAAGACTCACGGCAAAAAGAAAGATGAGGATATCTCAGACGATTTCTTTGAAGAGACAAGTGCATCACAGGTAAG